GCAACGTACTGGGCTTTATTCCTATTGTATTGTTTACCAATGACAAAGAGCCTTGGGAACTGCGTGGACACAGCGAACTTGCAAGCATAGAGCCTACCCTCAAGGCATACAATGACCTTATGGTAGATGCCATAAATGCACAGAAACAGAACTCACCCAAGCTCAAGGTAATTACCAAGGATGTGAAGACGTTCATTGAGAACAACTTCGGTGTTGGTATGTTTGACCGTGTTCGTGGCGGTGCTAAGATTAACATGGCTGACAGGGACTTATACGTGTTACAGCGTGATGCACTTGGTGAGGCTGATGATATGGCTATGGTATCCACAGCCAACACCACAGGTGACTCACCGAAGCTGTTGGAAATGGCATTCTCAAACATAGTTGAAGGTTCACAGAGACCGGAACTGTTGTTTGGTGCAAGCATGGGAGCTTCCCTGTCATCCGTACAGGAGCAACGCCCTGCATTCATACGTAACATACGTAAGAAGCAGAAGCAATACGGGTACGCATGGAAAGAGCTGTATGATATGTACCTTACAATAAGTGGATATGCCACATACACAGAAAACGACACAGAGAGTTATACACTTGAATGGGCCGACCCTGACTTTGCCACTGACTCAGAAAAAGCAACAACGACTAATGCATACATTACAGCCCTTGTTAAGTCTAGGGGCAACAGCATATTGAGTGATGAAGAGATTCATGCTACACTGGCCAAGAGAGGATATGTTGAGATTGCTAGGGACTTTAAGGGTCACATGAGGCAACTTGACGAGACGCAAGAGCGCATTGCAAAGGAAGCTGAGAACAAGGCGAAAGCCGAAGCAGAGCAGAACATTGAAATGCAGAAGAGACTTGCTAACCAAGATGATGACCAGAGTGCTATTGAGCAACCCGATAAGAAAGACAAGGTACGTAAGGAGGACGAGGAATGAAGACAAAGTATGGAATGGTAAAGACATCTATGAAGAGTGCCCTCCTACAGAATGATGTGAGCGTAGATGACATTGTTGTTGGCAACGCCGCTTCTGTAGCCCTGTTGTTTGCCAAGCAGAAACCGTTTGAGTTTGTTAACCAGATTCTACTTGGTGAGAAGCACAAGGCAAGTGAAGGGTGGAGTGATGTAACACTAACACAGGCATGGGCCAAGTCGTTCGCTGAACACATCAACTCAAATCCCGGCCCTGTTTACTTGCAAGGACATGAAGACTCACAGAATGGTTTAATGAGGCAGATACCTGCCGGATACATTGTCGGTGCTAAACTGGACGAGACATTTGAGGATGGTGCAGGGCGATTGCTCTTACGTAATAGACTGTTCGAGAAAGGTAAGTTTGCTACTGACATTATCGAGCAGACCATGAACGAGATTAACGCTGGCGTACTGAATACTTCTACAGGGGATTATCAAAGGAGGGAGTTCCGGTATGATGAGAAGGAAGACATGGTACAAGCCTTTGCGATAGAATCTGTAAAGAATCAGACTAACGCCATTGTTGAGCGCGACATGAATGCTAGTGATGCTAGTATTGTTACATCGAACTTTAAGTATGTGCCCTGTGATGAGCAAGGTAACGCAACTGGTAAACCTATTGATTGCACTTCGCTACGGAGTGACTTCAAAGAACAAGGAGATAAACGCATGGACAAGAAAGAACTACTGACAGAATTGGCAGTACAGTTCAAAGCTGGTACGTGCACTTCCGAAGAGATTGTATCTATTCTTGGCGTAGAAGCTAAGATGAAGTCAATTGACGAAGTGCAAGCAATGTTGGGTGATGTGAAAATCGCTGACTTTGTTAAGACAGCTCTGAAAGAGAAAGAAGACGCTAAGAAGGCAAGTTTCGACACCGCTGTCGATACCAAACTCAAGGCTGTGTTCACGGATGAGACTGAACTCAAGTTGGCAAAACGCCTCTTTAAGCTCACCTCTGGTGATGATGCCGCTATAAATGCGGAAGTGGAAGTGCTTAAAACTGACGACATACTTGTGAGTATGCGTGCAAAGGCACTTGAAGCAATGAATCATAAGCCCCTTGGGGATGAGAATCAGTCGCTAGACAGCGGCATGGTGGAGGCATAATATGGCATTTACAGAAGTAAGAAGAGGCGTTTACGGGTTTTACGAGTTAACTCTTGATGACCGAACCCTCAAAGTAACTAACACGACTACCCGTACTGTACAGTCTACAGAGTTGGTAGTGTTCGCAGGTAAGTTCGGTAACGTACTGGACTTTAATGGTATTGCTAACGGAGCCACAGGGCTTATCGGTATCAATCCAGACCGCACAATCAAGACCAACCAGCTTGCAACCGGTGCTGATTTCAGCGCAGTCGGTGACGTGGTATACATGGTAGCTGGCACTAACATTGCACCTGCTGGTCTTACACACGCCGCTGGTAGCAATACCCCTGTTGGTGTTGTTGTAGAGCTTGACCCTGCCGCAACTCAGCTCTATGTTGTGTTTCGTCCGTACATCCAAGGTGTCGAAATGACAACCGTTGATGGCAAGGCTACCTCCGCATTGGTCAACCCAATGAAGGTTGTTGCACTGACCGTCCCTGCCGCTTCACACACTGGTGTAGATTTTGCAAACGTTGATACTGGACTCGCTGTAGGCGATACCATTGTTGATGTAACAGTCCTTGCTACCGCCGCAAGTTCTTCCGGTACTGTAACACTTGGTCACACTGGTGGAGCCGCTATCACCAATGCAATCATCGCCGCAGTTGACAAGACTGTAACTCGCATAGGCACAATCACCGCTGGTATTGTAACTGCCGATGGGCTTAGTGCAACAACTCACGCCACTGGTGATGCGTGTGTCGCCTATATCACATATATTCCTGCGTAAAGGAAAGGAGAAACTGAATGCAAGATATTAGCAGAGCAATGCTCAAACAGAAGATGGAAGACACGTTCTCCGCAGGAAATAAACTGACAATTCCTTCGAGGAACATCGTACAGGTGACCACACCCGCAATTCGTGGCATCTACAAGACAGGTGACCAGAACCGCATGTTTAATGCCATGCAAGCCGCACAGCCCCTTGGTGGTCGTACATCCGGAATCATAATGAGTGGCAGGTACAGCAGTGGTTTTGACATCCCTATGAATGGACGTGCGTCAATCAACGAACGTATCATCAAGGGTGAGTTCTCAGCCGCCGGCATGACTCTTGAACAGAACTGGGAAGACTTCATTGATGCAGTGAAGCTTGACCTGACCATGAAGAAGGAGACACAGCCTTCTGTTCGTCAGTTCATTTACAATATGTCTGACACACCAAGTGCCACACGTATCATGCGCCTTGATGAACTGATGCCTTATGCATTCCAGTTCAAGACCAATACCGGAAACGGTGACCCTGTACCTCTCGGTGAAGCCCGTGGTAAGGTCAAGGATATGGTGGAGTTCTATGTTAAGGCTACTGGCTTTACATACACCCTGCTGTCCTCCTTGTTCGACATGGCACTTGACATGGGACGTGTTAATGATGGTGTCAACTTGTCGTACAACTATCAGAACGATAGTGACGCCCTGTTGCCTATCATTGAGTACAACTACGGTTCTGTAGGTACTGCAAAGTACACTGCGAAGAACGCTCATGCCACTGCAAGCTCACAGGTGAAGACCTATCTCACGTATGCACAGGCCATTGAAGACCTGAGCAAGCGTAAGGAAAGCTTGTTTGGTAACCGTATCAAGGCTAATGACCTTGTACTGCTTTGTTCTACCAATGACGCTCGTCACTTCCGCACTATTCGTGGTGGTTTTGACAGTGCTGGCTTGGAACTCAAGAAGTACCCTGCCATTGGAGATATCTCAACCGTTGTTGAGTATGATGGTGATTTTATCACTTTCAATGATGGTAAGATACTGAACTTCCAAGGCTGTACTGACGGGACTGCGTTCCTCATCAAGAAGAACCAGCTTATGAACATCTACACCAAGCGTGGCTTGACTGTAGAAGTTGATAACCAACCTAACGTGCTCACTCTTGCACAGGAAGAGAAAGCATGGTACTACTCGGAAGCTATTTTCAAGGAAGGTATCTCAGACTACATCCAGAAGATTCAGCTTCCAGATTGGGCTTTGTAAGTTCGCAAGAACTATAATCCTCCTTCCTGCTAGGTGTAAAAGCCTAGCAGGTTTACAGGACAAAATGAGGTAATGTATGGCAACGGAATTAGAGAAGTTACAACAGTTTATGAGACCATTCTACCAATCTGCGTCAGACGAAAGCGTCTTGTCGTGGTATCTTGGTGAGTACGAATTTGCTGATGTAAGTGCCTCACTTCTGTGGTCATCCATACCGTTTGAATATGATGTCAAGAAGTTCAACACAGGCGCAACAAGCACAGAGTACCAAAGTCTCGGTGATATTGTTAAGCTCTGTTCAATGAAGAGTGGACTCTTTGACAGCATGGCTAAACAGCGTGTTACCAACGGTTCTCTATCTGCTATGGTGTATCAGAACACTGTGGCTGGTGGGGCTACAAAATGAATATTGACAGGCTTCGCCAAGATGAAGCAAAGCGTATTGCTACCAACCCTGCTAAGGTCTATTGGCAAGTGAAGAACCTCATAGATGATGGATATGGTAATATGATTCCCAATCCTCATGGTGATGGTTCTGCTGAGACGTTCTTTGTGGACAATGTAATGATTGTTCCCATGAGTAGTGCAATATCCAATACAAGTGGTCAGACACCATCATTTGGGTATACACAGCCTATGATGTTACTTGCACCTTGGGATGCAGAATGGATGCAGAATGGCCTTGTAGTCCAATACAATAAGAGGCACTACCGTATAGACGACACAATACAGACAGTGTATGCAGGTGTTGTTATAAGCATTAATAGTAAGCTGACTGACGTAACATCTAATGTACCAAGTAACTTCGCTGTAGGTTCAGTGCGATGGGAGCCAGTGGAAGAAGTTATCTTTGTAGGGGGTTAACATGGAAGAGATAATGATTGACATACGAGGTATTACTATTATTGACTCTCGTGTTGCCACAATGAGCAGAGCAAAGGCATACCAGCTTGCACTGGGCTTGTTAAGTGACCTTGCTATGACAGACTCTATGATAAAGGAGGGGGCATTCGGAGCACTATATCAAGACGATGATGATGTACTGCCACCTATGCCTTAACATATGGCAAACACATTAGCTGAAATGGAAGCCTTGATGAAAACATCCACTGCACAGGTCATTGGCAATATCAATGACATGTTCACAGGATATGAGAAAGAGACATTCAAGCTTGCTAAGATGTACGCAGTGTCAGTTAAGGAAGAGTTCAGAGCTATACAGCTTGATGCTGGTAAGAATGTTCGAGGGGCTTTCTGGACTAACCGAACTAGCAGAGCCGCAGACCGCTGGTACACAAGAGCGTTCCGGCTTACTGCAAGCAGAAGCATTGGGTTCTCTGCTCACCAATCCAATACATTGACATATGCAAGTGCTCTGGAAGAGTGGGTAAAGAGTGGTACAGGGATGACAAGTACGCAGATAATGATTAACAAGTATGCATATAGGTTCAGAGACCACGTAGAAGATATCATACAAGGTAAGAAAGTGTCATACCAAGATATCATGGCAGAGGAGTTCTAATGATAGTAAAAGCAATAATAGTTAAGCTGAAAGCTGAACAGGCTAATATTACAAAGGTACTCCCTATAGGTGATGCCAATGACACTAACATAGGGCAAGGTACAGAACCTTATATCCTTGTTGGTGAGTTGGATGGTATGTCAGACCAAGAAATGACAAGGGTCAGAGTACGTGTTTGTTACCCTAAAGGATACTCAGCATTCTTGGATGAGTTTGTGACATACACACTAAAGACAATGTTTCACAATGTGGAACTCACGATAAAGAACAAAGAAAACGTAGTAACTGCTACAACGTTCAGCACAGTTGAGAAGTCGTTATCGGGCACAGGGTACACGGAAGATGGATATATCTATAGAGATAGGATTATTACTGTTCCGTGCTTAGAATAATACAGATGGAGGGACATTAAATGTTCGCAAAAGACAAAAAGACAGGTTTTTCTAACGCAGGATTCAGGGGCAGACGTGTTAACCCTGACGGTTCGTATCCTAGTCCAGAGAGGACTTTGGGATTCGTAGGGACTATTGATATAGCTGGTGCAGAGGCTACAGACAAGCTCAGCTATCGTTTCAATGGTAAGGGTGACTTTACTGACATCACCATTGACTTGACAGGGGTAACAACCGCTGTTGCTGGTGCAACTACGGTTGCTGAAATGGTGACTGCTCTCAATGCAGATGCAGGTTTTAGTGCTAAGTTCTTGGCCGCCGTTGATACTCCCACTGGCAGGCTCAACGTCTATGACATGGACTTTGTGGAAGGAAGTGCACCAAGCGTGTACACCTACATGGAACTAAAGGGTGAAGTAGCAGTGTTCTTGGGTCTTGGACAGTATGGTGATGCAAAAGCAACAGGGACAGCATTCGTAGAGTGTTATGACCGTGCTGGTGCTATCTCCATGCCTAAGAGTATCAAGGATGGTGAGGAAATTGAGCAGGAGCATAGTCGTGGTGGTATTGATACCATGATGATTGATGCTGTGCACAAGGGCATGAACCCAAGCATTGCAGTCAATGAAGAGTTGTACGAACTCAAGTTGATGTTGCAGGGTGGAAGTTGGGATGAGACTAACGCAGAGTACACTCCTCCTACTTCTCAGATTTCAACTGCACCTATCTGTGCATTTGAGCTGTTCCAAGCCAAATACCATGCTGGCTCTTCCCATCGTGGTGATTCCACAGGTTACAAGATGGTAACTCTTCCACGTGTTACCGGACGTGAAGGTGACTTGTCCGCAGATGTAAAGTCTTGGGCTTCTTACCAGTACGAGCTTATTGGTACTGAGTTTGAGGATGAGAATGGCGTTCTGCAACCTGCATACAAGGAGCGTGAGCTTACCTTGGCACAGGTCAAGACAATGGGCATTCTCACTGCATAATTATTTAGGTGCGCAGGTCGAGCTTACGCTCGGCTTGCACGCCTAGTTTACTCCAAAAAGGAAGATTCCATGGCAAAAAAACAAGAACTTACAACAGTTGATACGATGCAGATAATCAAGGCTAACACAGAGTTCTTGATTGCTTTACCATGGAACGGACAGATAGCATGGTTTAAGATATTCATGCTGAACGCCACACAGCTAAGTGCTTGTGGAAACTTCTCAGTGCTTCCTACTATGATTAAGGAAGACGCAAAGCTCAGTGAAGAAGAGCACATGGAAATGATACGAGACTTGAAGAACACGCAAGAGAACGTGTTCAAACTTGTGCTGGCTTCTCCTACATATACAGAGCTTATGGACATGTACGATGCAACCGACACGCTTGAAAGAGTTCGTAAAGAGCTAGTAATGATACAAGGCAAGATTGACTTGCTACCTGACGATGACGAAGAGAAAGAGCTTCTTGAGAAGCAACTAAAGATGTATGAAATGTTCTCTGGATTCTTATTTCCAGATGACTTTACAGAGACACTGACCGCTGTAATCTATCAGCGTAACAACTCAGATATATTGAAGATAAGCGAAGACATGCTGTTACGTGCGGCGTTCCTAGCAGAGCGTGGGCACAATAACCCCCATGACCATGTACATGGTAACTTTACAGAGTTCCATCAGACAGAGATTGACAGGCACGGTTGGTACTTGTTAAGTAGGTTTAGGGAAGAACAGGAAGTTGAGCGTGGAGCTAAGAAGGGTTCATTCGAGAGAGGAAGTCTGTAAGAGGTAACATATGGCAAATGCTGGTGATATCAAAACCGAAGTAAGAGTTGGTTTTTCAAATATAGAAAAGGACATGGTGCAGGTCAATCTTAGATTGAAGAAAGCCTTGCCTGTAATGTCAAAAGAAATCACAAAGGTATCAAGGGCTGTCACTGACTTGGCAAAACAAGACGGTGAAATTCTTACATCACAGATTCTTAATCTTAAAGAAGCTCAGCGCATTATGCTCTCGATATACAAGAAAAACCATGAAGACAGTAATGTGTCACTTGGGTATCTATCTAAGCACATTGATGCCATACAAGAGCTACTAGAGAAAGAAAAAGAGCTACGATTAGTCAGAGAAGATGAAGCAAGAAAGTCCACTGATGCTAGTGCCGCATATGCCTCATATGAAAAAGAACAGTCTGCAACACGTATGCTCGAAGCACAGGAGCTTAGTGCAAAGAAACAAGTTCTTATTAAAGAGCTTGCGCAGAAAGAAGCTGTTGCTGATGCAGAGCAAGCCGCAAGGCAAAAGGCACTTTATGCACAACAAGATGCTGATGAGAAAGAAGCTCTTGCAAACAATGAAAAGGATGTCAAGGCTCATTACGCAGAAGTTGAATCGTACAAGAAGGAACTTGCACAGCAGGATGAAGAACTGCGTAAGCAAGAAGCTCAGAAAGATGCTGATGAGGTAGCCGCGTATAAGGCTTGGGAAACAGAAAAGCAAGCTCTTGCTAAGAAGACCGTAGCTGAGAAAGATGCTTTAGAGAAGATATCTGCTGATGAGCAGAAGGTACGTGACAAAGCTGTAGCAGAAGCGGAAAAAGCTAACAATGAAACGCTTAAAGCACAAAATGCACAACAAGATGCTGATGAAAAAGAAGCTCTTGCAGACAATGAAAAGGAAGCCAAGGAACACTATGCGGCTATTGAAGCACATAAAAAAGAACTCGCACAACAGGATGAGGCATTACGTAAGAAAGAGGCACAGAAAGACGCGGACGAGATTGCCGCGTATAAAGCTTGGGAAACAGAAAAGCAAGGTACAGCTAAGAAGAACATAGCTGAAAAAGATGCCCTAGAGAAGATAGCCTCTAACGAGAAAAAAGCACGTGACAAGGCTGTTGCTGATACAGAAAAAGCTAATATCGCAATGCTCAAAGCACAAGACGCACAGCGTGCAAGTGAAGAGAAAGCCGCGCTCAAAGAGCTTGATAATTTAGAAAAAGCACAGATTAAGGAACGTAGTGATTTAGAGAAGCAAGCCGCTAAAGACAAGGCTGATGCACAGGCAAAATATAACAACTCTTTTATGGGTAAGATATCAAGTGTGTTTGCTAAAACACCACAGCTTGCGGCACTAAAGGCAATGAACGCTGTGATGAATGCACTTTCTAGAACAGTGAGAGAGGCATTCAAGGAGAGTGTTAACTATGAGCAGTCCCTTGCTAATACACAATCAGTCGCACAGGCATCTGCCGCAGGATTACGAGACCTAGACAAAGCCGCACAGAAAGCCGGTATGACAACCAAGTTCACTGCCGCACAAGCCGCAGATGGCTTGTACCAACTTGCATCTGCTGGTTTTGACACTGCGGAAGCTGTATCTGCCCTTGATGGAGTGCTGTTATTGGCAGCCGCTACTAACGAATCTGTTGCATCTTCTGCACAATTTGCCGCCGCTTCTGTACGTCAGTTCAGATTAGGAGCATCGGAAACAATACGTGTAGCTAACCTAATGACTGCCGCTATATCCACATCACAGGCCACTATGACTAAATTGCGCACATCCTTAACACAAGCTGGTGCAGTTGCCGCAGGTCTTAACCTAGAGATTGAAGAAGTTGTAGGACTTCTGGACTTAATGTATGACTCTGGTATGCAAGCCTCCCGTGCTGGGCGTGCCATGCGTAATGCTATGGCTGAGTTGTCTAGCGAGAATAGTAGGACAGTTAAGTCTCTCAAGACTATGGGCATAGCTTTTGAAGATATTGACCTTAACAATAATACACTTGTTGAATCATTTGGTTCACTTTCTGAGTCTGGCTTATCCACAGGACAGATTATGGAAGCCTTTGGTAAAGTCATTGGCCCACAGATGATGATTCTTATGCGCTCGTCAACGGCTGAGCTACAGAAGTACGTGGATAAGATTGACGGAACTAACCGTGCATCAACCGCCGCCGCAACACAGATGAACACTTGGCGTGGTGATATGTTGCTCCTTAAATCTGCCACACAAGGTGTTGCTATTACCTTATCTAAAGTATGGATTCCTGTTGCTAGGATATTTATACAGGTTGCTACTGGTGCAGTTCGTGCCATTAATTATTTCGTTGCAGGTTTATCAGGTCTTGACACTGTTGCAGATAAAAGTGCAAGGCAGATGGACAAGGTAAATAAAGCTTTTAATGAATATAAGACATCCACAGACAAAGCTACTAGAAGCACAGAGAACTTGACGAAAGAGCAGTTAAACTTATATAACCAACAAGCTAAGGTTGCTAGACTCAATATAATTACAAGTCTTGGTGAAGTAGCTAAAGGATACACTGCCCAAACTGATTCCATTAAAGAGCTGAATAAGGTACAGGACTTAGCTGAGAAAGCACATAAACGTGAAATGGATGCAAACATACTCGCACAGAAATATGCTAAGCTAGGTGCTAATGCTACAGAAGAGCAGAAAGCTGAGCTTGTTGCTTTGTATAACGTAGTGGCACAAGCAGACATAGACCTTCTTGGCTCAGCAGATGATGTCGATAAGATGAAAGGCGTTTCTCGCGCAGTTAAGAGAGAGTATGCTGATTTAGTCGGTATGAAGGATAGCGCACTGGAAGGTGGTGGGTCAATGTTTGACCTACCTGCTGGTACAGTTGCGAACTATGAGGAGATGACTAAACAGCTTGGTAAACATAAGACTATCACAGGAACAGTACTTAGGACTAAGGAAGATACGTATGCTTACCAGATGCTCTCTGCATCGGGAGATAAGCTCCAAGCTATAGCAGAAGATAGGAAGCTAAATGCAGATAGGCGTATTCTTGAAGTCGCCATGGAGTTGTCTGATGCAGAGAAGTCTAGGCAGGAGACAGTAATACAGACTGCTAAGTACCTAAAGGAAGGTCTAATATCGGAAAAAGATTTAGCTCGCTACCCTGAGGAACTGGTAGAGAGGATTATTGCTGAGAGGGATGAGCTAGATAAACTGGGTGACGTTAAAGGTAACAACTTAATAATAACTGCCGCCGCTTTTAATGCTATGTTGGAGCAGCTGAACCTAACAAATGAGGTTCGTGAAGCTATTGAGAATGATATAGCAAGCACGCTAAAATCCACACAGGCAAATGTCAAGAAGACAGGTAGCCTTGCCGCACTCAACGCAGAGCAACTTATTGAAAAATCTCGTCTTGAAGCCCTTAAAGATGCACGCATAGCTAGTGCACTTGCGAAGGAAGCTGAGAATAATGCAAGTGTGGATTCTGCTAGGTTGGCTAATGATGCTATAGATTCTGGCGATGAGACAGTTGAAGGTATTGACAACGAAGAAGAGGCTAGGCTTAAAAACGAATCGGCTATTACCCGTGAAAATGAAGTAAAAGCCGCAGGGCTTGAGCTTACTGAGAAAGAGCGACAAGCTAATAGAGAACTTACAAAACTAAAGGCTGAAATCACAGCGCAAAAGGCAGAAGACCTTGAAGCAAGTGAAAAGTACTATGAAGGTATATCTAAGCTTGCTACAAAGAATGCGGACGAGCTTGCCAAGTTAGAAAAAGAAAGTGCAGAAGACGTAAAAGACATAATAAAGGAAGGTGGTAATCTAGCCGCTGTTGAAGATAACAACAAGCTACGCCTTGACTTAATATCACAGGGGCTTGAAGAAGAGAAGGAACAGTTACTCGATAATAAAGAAGAGCAGTATAAGCTAATAAACGAAGGATTCCTAGAACGCGCCAAAGGTCTTAGAATGGAAGCCATTGCGACAATAGACCACATACAAGAGATGTATGCACTACGTAAGTTGCAGTTTGCTAATGAGGTAGAGGCTAATAAGGAAATAAACGCCTTGAAGTATTCTGCCTTAATCTCATCTCAAGAAATTATGATGAAGGGAGAAGAGATTAATGGTACACTAACAGTTGCCAAGCGTGCTACGTATGAATCTAAGATACTACAACTACAGAGGGACAGGGACGCAGAATCATTAAGACTAACTGAGTCAATAGGCACTAAGAACGAGGAGCTGGATAAAGCTTTCAAACAAGTTAAAATAGATGTTAACAAGGAAGCAGATGATAAGATACTAGCCGACAGGAATGTAGCAAGTGCAAAGTCAGCGGAGAACAATAAAAATTACTTGAAGGAGAAAGCCTCAGCGGAAGAGGTGGCACGTAAGAAAGAAGAAGATGCAAGAAAGCAAGAAGAAAAAGACATACAGGCATATTGGACAGCTAAATTAGATAGTTGGCAGAAATACATTAGTGAAGTACAAGGCTATATTGGGCAACTACAATCCATCATGTCATCATTTAACAACGCTGAGATTGCTGGTATTGAACGCACGTTACGTGCTGACCTAAAGGCTATTGAGACACGTAAGGATGCCGCACTGAAAGCCGCTGGTTTCCGTGAGGACACAGAGCGTGAGTCACTTGAGAAGTCACTTGATGAAGCAAGGCGTAGTGCAAATGAAGCTAGTATCATCGAAGCAGAGCGTGCTCTTGAGAAGTTTGAGATAGAAGAGAAGTATCGTCTTGAGACCAAAGCCGCAGAAGATGCGGCGGCTAAGGAAAAGGCACAACGACAATATGAAAGTGCCATGCAAGCGTACTACTTTGGCTTGTTGGAGATTGCCCTTAACACAGCTCGTGCGATAATGGCAGTATGGGCAGACCCTACAATGTCTGTATGGGGCAAACCTGCACTTACAGCGGTAGTTGGAGGTATGGGTATAGCACAGACTGCGGCGGCTGTTGTTACGAAGCCCAATAAGGCAGACTACTTTGCCACAGGCGGTATAGTACGAGGCACACCGGAAGGAACACAGCTCATTGCTGGTGAGGGCAACAGGACAGAGGCTATATTCAATGCTGACCAGATGGCTAACCTGCTTATGGCAATTGGCAAAGGACAAGTCGGTGGCGGTGGCGGTGATGGAGCTATGGAGTTGACTTTCATATTGAAGGACAATAACAACAGGGAACAGGCACGTTACACAGTGCAAGAGGTTATCAACAAAGGTGTTTACCTTATTGATTCTCAGAAGGGTGTTAAAAGGATTGCAAGATGAGGATACTGTACGACAACAAGCTTAAATCAGCACTCAGCATAAGTGCCACAACAGAGAGTTACAACTTTCCTCTTGGCAATCTTATGGACAACCTGTTGTCATTGCCATACAAGGCTACTGACGTAACCGTTGACATAACTATAACGTTCTCTGTCCCTACACTCATCAACACAGTAGCAGTAGCAGGGCACAATGCATCTAAGATGGTCATATCCTACTACACCAATGCTGGTGACACGAGCTACATAAAACGTAGCACAATTACACCAGTACTTGATACTGATACTAGGTATGATGGAGACTTGATGGTAGAGAAGCTTATTGTCCGGTTTGAAGGAACGGAAGCGTTGAACATTGGCTCATTGATGGTCGGCGAATACTATCAGATGCCAAACCCCAATGCGTACTACGCAGAACGATATATACACACTAACCAGCGCACTGATACTGCGTTTGGTGGTGTGTATGGCAGTGATGGCGTCTCGTTGCTTGGGATTGAACCCTCGTTCTCCGTGGTAAGTCATGCACAGTTCAAGGAAATTATGCTTATTGGTAATGTGCTGAGAAACTTCAATCCTGCATACGTGGACATGACAGAACATAATCATGTGTATCGTGAACCGATGTATGCGACACTTGACATGAGCGAAGTATCGACAAAGCGTGATTCAAGACGAGACAAGGTGGAAGACCCTAAACACTCGTTCACACTGACTATTAAGGAGGCTAGATAATGGCTATAACGAAACTGGTAAGTGCTACAACCCCCAACCCAACCGCTGTTGGTGCAGGTGGTGATTGGGACAAGGCAATGGCACAGCTCACGGCACTCAAGGGTGTCATGGCTGGTAATCAGATGCATCTTACAGAATGGA